CTGTCATTGCCGGGTCTGGATTGGCACACGATATATGTGCGGTGCCCGGAATATTCCGTCTGTGTTTGCACTCATAGCAGTTATTTTTCACGCTTACCTTATGGTTTTCCATCGCTGTCCTCCTTCAGCCAGTCAATACATTCCTTGCTGATCTCCCTCTGTAAGCGTGTTATTTTCCATCGCTGTCCTCCTCGTTGTATAGATATTCGCCAAGCAACTTTTTTACGCAATACTGGCATAGATCAAGTCGCACAATAACGCCGTCTCCAAATATGGAACTGTAGCCACCCTTATTCAAGAAGTGCAAGAACTCCTGCAATTCAAAATCATCTCGGTTTTCTCCGGCAGCGTCAATGTAATGACTCTGTTATCCTCCGATGCTTGCGCTTTCTTGTCACTGTTGTGCATTTTTTCGTTGTCCATTTCGATGCCCTTTCCTCAACCGGATTAAAGCTGCCGGACCAGTGTTCGCTGAATCCGGTCGCTCGGTTGCGGACAGGCCCACCGGATCTGAAGCTTGTGCGCATCTTCCGTTAAAGTTCTGAGCTGGTCCGTGCTGAACGCATGCATATCGGCGCTTTCACCCTGCCGATCCCATTCCTTGTACCATTCGACCGTTTTGGCCAGCACCTCGGGGAGGGCGTAGACGGGATGCCAATCGAGCCGGACAGCGGCTTTTTCCCAGCTAAGGGTCAACCAGTGCGCCTCGTGCGGTTCATCGCCCCTGCTCATATCGCGCCACTCTCCGGAGCCCCAGAGCTGGATGACTTTTTTGACAATGTTTTGAACGCTGTCGCTCGCCAGGTCGATCGGGCCGAAATTCCAGGGCTCCGCAAACTTTGCGCCGTCAAGAAGGAGCCTGACGCCCAGCCACATATACCCGCTCAAAGGGGAAAAGACGCACTGCCACGGCCGGGTCGCTCTGGGGCTGCGAATGTCTATGGATCTGCCCTCCGTCAAGGCTCGGATGGCATCCGGCAGCAGACGGTCTCTCGCCCAATCGCCGCCTCCCACCACGTTTCCCGCTCTGACCGAAGCGACGGCCACCGCATTTTCGCCGCGATCTCCCCAGGGAAAGAAGGCGTCGCGATAAGCCTCGATAGCGATTTCAGCCATTGCCTTGCTGGCACTGTATGGATCTCCGCCGCCGAGCGCGTCGTTCTCCCGGTATCCCCAGATCCACTCGTTGTTCCGGTAGCATTTGTCGCTGGTGATGAAAACGGCCGCTTTGACCGCAGTGGTCATCCGGATCGCCTCCAGCATGTTGATCGTTCCCCAGGAATTGATGATGAATGTGTCCCGGGGATTCTCGTAGGACTCCCGCACGATCGGCTGCGCGGCCATGTGAAAGACGATTTTGGGTTGAAATTCTTTCAAGACGCTTACGAGTTTATCCAGGTCCCGAATGTCTGCCCGAATGTCCACCATGCGGTCCTTCATCCCGGACATGTCGAAGTGATTCGGCCGGGTCGGCGGATCGAGGCTGTAGCCGATTACGCGGGCGCCCAGAAGATGCAGCCACATGCTGAGCCAGGTTCCCTTGAAACCCGTGTGCCCCGTTACGAGGACCGGCATGTCCTTGTAGATGCCGGCAAATGTTTCCTGAATGTCCATGCGATCATCCTTTCGTTCCAGCGGAGCCGATCATTAAAAAATCGGCCACACTGTATGGTCTTTTCAGCCGCTTGTCAAACTTTCAAAGGATTGGAAAATGCTTTTATTTTGAGGCAATGTTGAATACCGGCAATTTTCCCTGCCGTCAGGACAACTGCCCCTGCACGGGAAACGGGACCCTTCTTACTCTGTATTGAATCATCACCGTCCTCCTCCCCCCGTCAGGGGGTTAAAAAGGCGGGGCATCAGGTCGCTCATCTGTAATCCATGTAGTGAAATTTCACCCACGCAATCGTTCAATGCCCTCATTGACCCCGCCTATGTCACTGTATGCGCCCGTGTAGTGGACACTCAAACGCGTTGTCTATGTTACAGGTGCATATCAATTTAATCACCCCCTTTTCATCGAAAGGTTTGTGTCATTGCACGAAGCCGACCAAGTTCTTTCCGCAGCCCTTTTATCTCTTCTTCTTTTTCATATATAATCTTATCCAGCCTTCTATGTTCATCATCCCACTCATACCGTTCTTTATTCCAGCATTTTATAGCGTCTTCTTCTAATGTAAAACTAACATCATGGCGTGATGGCATGGTAACACATGAGTTTTTACACGATACCTTATATCCACCATATGCCGCCCAAATAAATGCTTCAGCTCCGCAAAATGGACACGGTAAAAGTTTATCCATCGGCTGTTTGAGTGGATTTTTGTCCTGTATTCTGCCGGTGTAAAGCTTGTTTTGACGACTTTTTCCATGTTTCACCCCTCTGCACAAGAACGAACCGCCCCGGCCAGTCAGACAATACGGAATCCAACCATGCCGAAAAAACATCGTCCTCACCTCGACAATCTTGTGGATACCAGTGCTCACCGCCTCTCCTTTTGGCATAGCGTTGTATGCCCTTCCGATTCCGCGCACTCTCGCCAGTACGAAATAACACCAGAACTTGATTTCCTGCATGGCTCTACCTCCCATCGCGGGCACCCGGGCCCAGGTCTGCATTTTATTACCTTGGCGCCGTTGTTGTCGGCTGGCAGCTCCAGCCCATTACGGCAGTATTCGCCGTCTTCGTCGCTTCTCAGCAGCGGGCAGGAATATCCGCATCCGTCGTCCTCCATCGGAGGAATTTCAACGGCCAGGGTGAAGTTATGCTTTCCGCGCTCATCATGCCGCGTCCCGCACAATCCACATTCCCACAGCTCAAAATATTCTCTGCCAAGCATCGTTTTCATGGATCACCAAAATCAGCTAACAATGCAAATGCACCCGATCGCTGCGCTCCGGCTGATTTTTGCGTTATCTGTAATCACTACAATCGTGCGGCATCCATGCGTTCTCAATCAATTCAGTCCGTGAATTTTTAAATACTTCTCTGTCGATTCCCCACTTGTCCACCACGGCCTTAGATGAATTGCATTGCGGGGCCGATCCTTTGTAAAACAAAACGCAGTCATCTTCGGTCACAACCCAATAGAAGTTTTTGAAATTTTGATCTTGAACGTAATCAGAATAACAATCGCCGCAAAACGGTAAAGTCTGTGCCTTCAATTGCAACCATTTCCGTTAAGTCTGTTTGCAGGGATTTAAGCTTCCCTGCCACAAGTTTACCGCACCCATCACATTCAAACCAAATTTTCATATGGTCATCCTTTTATCTATATTTATCGCATAATTGTGCATCTAAAGCTGTAAACAGTTCTTTATCTGATAGTTGCTTAATGAATGTTTCAATGTCGATCTTTATTTCCCAATATGTAAACCCCCTGTCTTTTTTCTTTTTTATTCCGGTTAATGGAGCAATGTTGTTTTTATCCCGAAGATAAACAATTAAGGGAATGTTAATATCTCTAAAACGGATTTTGTAGTTGGAAATAACTTCACGTTCTATTATTTTTCTCATATCCGTACTCCTTATCATCGTAGAATCCGGTTTTATTTTCAAGATCGGCACGAATGGAATCAATCTGCGTTAAAAACTCGTTTAAACCCTTTTCAATGAGGCTTAACCGCATGGAAACATCGTTCCGCAATTCTTTTTCAGTTGCGGAGCATCCAATCTGGTCAGTTGCGTTTTTAAGACAAGCAACCAAACAATCGTCGCCTAAACCGTATGTTTCTTGATACATCCGGCAAGTCAAAACGATTTCATACCGCAAGCGTTTCATGTCTGCGGTTTCTTCGGTAGGGTCTTGCCATTTCTCATGTATTTCTTTCATTTTTCTACCCTCATTATTTTCTATAATACCGAAATGATAATTCGTAACTTATGTTATGTTACTCAATTTCACGTTCTCCCCCTGCCTTTTGAATTTGCCTTGTGGTTCCCCGTTCCGCAAACAGGGTTCCGTCCATGCCATCGATATAAGCGTCTTTATCGGTAGTACAAAAAATCGCTAACTTCCGTTTGTTGAATCGTCCGGCCCAATGGGGCCAATTGACCTTGCAATTTTTGACCGCTTCCTCTTCAGTTGTCCCTCTTCCCCATGTTTCTGGCCCTACCGCAAAATAGATTTCATCCATATCGGTTTTTCTCCTTTCCTGTCATATATTGCGATTTCCATGCCAATTTGTAACGACCATGCAAATAAAGATAAGTGCTTGAAATCATTCATGTCACGCTTACCACGCTTACCACGCTTACCACGCTTACTACGAAAAGTGCGTAGTAACTGCGTAGTGGAGTACGCAGGTGCGTAGGGGATTACGCACCCCCTACGCACCCCATGTTCCTATGAATAGTTGAAAAGATCACCGGAAAGCTCTTCAAGCGTCCTTGCAAAGTCGGCAAAGTCCTCGGCACTCTTGCTTAATTCTTCCCCCTTTTCCGTTTGCTGAAGTCCTTCGGATAGGTTGTCGAATTTGTACTGTTCATCTTGTGATATTTCTTCGAGTTCCTGACGTACATCTTCGATTTTACTGATGATTTCCCCTACCCTGATACGCTGTGTTTTATTCATTTCAGAACCTCCTTAATCAGATTTTAAACGCAAGCGTTAGCCATGCTTCATCGTCTTTTACTTCCATTTGCACATACAGGAAATCGCTGTGTAAAATAAGAAACCGCATATCCTCGGCTGTCAATTCCTCGTTTAAAATCTTGAAATAAACGTGAGAATGCGTCCACTCTGGCGGTTCCTCAATATCGATGTTTGAATCCTTTAAATACTCCAGAATTTGCTCGATTTTGTAATCAATTGTGTCCATTTAATCCCCCTTTATTCCTTGTTGAATTGTGCGAATATCCAGCATATTACGAACAGCATAAATAATGAGATAACTGCTGACATGATTCCCCCTTAATTGTCCATGTTTACGTTCTGGCTTTTTGCCCAACGATACAGACCTTCGTCATTCAAAACCCAAATTCTTCTGAATTCGTCGTTTAAATGTGCATAAGGAAGGATTTCACGGATAGCAGAATCGAGATTTTTCCTGTTCTTTCTGATCCATTGACGCAACGATTTCTTTTTCATTTCACACCTCCAAAAAGGAAACTGTTTTCAGGTTTTTTCGCCTTAATCCATAGCGGATTGTGAGGGCATGAGTTAAGGTCAATAAGATATTTACTGTTGATTTCCTTCATGACGATCCCTTCGTTTCCTTCTTCAATTGAAACATCGTAAAGAAGGGATTTCCCGACACATACGGGGACGCTGATTTCAATTCCTTCTATTCCGTTAAGAACATATTCCAGACGTTCCCTTCTATGCTTCCACGGTAGCGAAGTCAGTTGTTTACCGCCTTCGTAAAGGATATCAAATGCGTAAAATAAATCCTTTATATCCTTTGTTCTCTTCTCCATTAGTTCGCCGTCAATTATTGTAGAATACGGCAATCTTTGGAGTGCGTTTCTTGTAACGGGAAGTTGATCGTAAATGATCGTTTTGCGGCGGGTAAAGAGGGTTAAACCCTCTTCGTCCCGTACCGCAAGGCAACGCCATCCGTTTTTTTTCCGTTCTGCAATCCATGAAGGCTTTTTATCGTAATCAATAACCTTCGCAGGATCGATCCAGTTCGGAAGATTTGGATAGATGTATTTCATGGTTTACCTCGTTTTTACGGATGCTTTGTGCTGTTTCACACCCGCCATTTCGAGTTTTTCCCGAAGTTCATCAGACATTAAAACGTGTTTTCTGATGAAGTTCTCGGTGGGTTTAATGACTTCTTCAACGGTGAAAAAACGAGCGAATCTTTCTTGTCCAATCCTCAAACCTTCTTCAGTTTCTCCCCCGTCCGGCGAAAGCCATGAGAAAAGCTCATACAGTTCTGCATCCGTTTTATCTTCGGCAGAGATAACGAATTTCGACTTGAAAAACTCCTGATAATCATCTCCTAGAATGTCAATCAAGCCACCCTCATTTTCCGGTTTAATCTTCGAATAATTCCCAGACCAAACAAGAACAACAAGGTTATTGGTTCTCGTAGGGACTTTGACAGAAGTGGTAAACTCTTTTTTGCAGATATCCTGACGCACCGGAAAGACTTTATCAATCAAGGTTTTTCCCGCTCTTTCCAGTTCGGTTGTCAAGCTTTCTATCTGCGTTTTAAGGTCAAGCACTTCTTGTGCAAGTTCCCGCATTTCATCATCCGCTGAAACAACAGGAATTTTGCTTTTTGAGCTTGCCGGAGTCGGCTTGTTTGCTGATCTCATAACATCTTTCAAACTGCCTGCCTTTTCGATTTTTTTCGCTGTTGCTTCCATCTTAAACCCTCCTTTTAGTTTTTAGAAACAAATCCGTTTGCCTTTTTAATCTTGAAAATAACGTCAAATTTGAGTTTTCCAATAAACCAGCATTTATAACACCTGTCGCACTTGCCGGAGCATTTAAGTGCCTTTTCAGCTCTATTGTCATTAGGGAAATCAGCCGGATTTCCGGCATACGCACGGGGCAGTTTATCAAGAGATTCAGGGATAGTCATTCCCTTCATTAAAGAACAAATGATCGCAAGATTATCCGGCAAGTCCGTATCTATGAAATAGAACGACTTTGTAAAGGCGAGAAACTTTGTATTTGGGTTTTCTACCGCAATTTCTTTAATTGTTTTAAAATGCTTTACCGAAACGATATCTCCCCCGACATGAAATCTGAAATATCGGGTGTTGTGATAGTGGCAGAACACGGAAACATCCTTTTTAAGTTCCGCAAATTTGCCTTCACGGATCAAAAAACTATTATGTTGCCATGCCTTAAATGTGTTCGGATATTGCTTTATTGAATGCCTTGCGTAACATACATCCTGACATTTTGTGCAGTTATGGCAATCAATAACAGGAAGCAAGGACATATTCGAAACCTTACATTTGAAATTGCCCAATGAGAATTTATAATCCATTTTTATCCTCGCTTATCACGCTTATTTTGCGTCGTGTCTTCACGCTTCTCTTGCGTTGTGGGGTTCTCGCTTACGCTTAACCGCACGGATGCGGGAAGCGAAAAAGGCAAAAAAACGGCAGGGGCGTGAACCCCTGCCGTAAAGTTAAAAGGCATTGTCAAACACCTGAAAAGGTGCTGAATCGTACTGGTAAACTTGGCCGTCATGCCCTTGACAGAATTCATCAGGGCAAACATTCTGACCATCCTGTTTAAAGGTGCAATGAGAGCAGAATGCACTGCCGCAAAAGTCGCAAGTTAAGCGTGCGGTATATGTTCCGCAAAAATCACAAATAGCCATGTCAAAACCCTCCTGAATTGTGATCGTTGGTTTCCATCGGCTCGACCAGTCAAGGCCGCATTTAATTAACTCGGCACGGCTTCGACTTGGAAACAAACCGATAAAAACAGATTTTTTCCCGTTCTTCATTGTTAAGCTATACAGTTTCATTTTTTCGCCTCATAATCAGCACATGCCGGTTTTTTCCGTGGCGTGTATGTGTCTGTCACGGAGCATTTTTTATCGATTCTTTTCGTGCAGTTCTTGCAATTTTTTTCTTTCATTTGGTTGGCTCCTGAAGGGTAGTAAAAAGGCACGGTCAAAGGTTAGACCGTGCCTTGAAAGGTTAAATGTCAATAGTAAGATCGGCGGCACGGTCTGCGTAATAGTCTGGCCGTTCTTCCATTGTTGCGGTTAATCCTGTGAAGTAACGATGCAGATTAACGTGATTTTCCATCACGTTAACCGGCGGCGAAGTTTTGAGGGCTTCCGTGCAAGCGTTGTAAAGGCTCCAGGCATTTCGGGGGGCGAATTCCTCATAGCGGGGCTTTTTCCAGTCCGTGAATACTGCCGCAAGCTGACGGGGGCTAATGATATCGTTTCCGTACAGGCGGCCTATAATTCCGAATGCGTCATCATCTGGCATAGGCAATGCCTTGAAAGCGGAAGCGTCTGCAATGTTTTGATGATAGACTTTGCGGGCGGTGTAAACTGAAGTGATAAGCGTCTGATGGATGTCATCCCACACGTTTCGTGTGTGTTTCCTCATGATTGAAATCTCACCGGAAAGGCAAAGGTTATCACACACAAAAACCGAAGTTCCCATTACAATGCCCAAAGCCATGCTCTTATCATAGGAATTGCGGAAGCCTACGGAAAGACCTTGCTCCGTGTCGGAGTTGACAAAGGTCAAAACGCCGAACATCTGTTTGCCTTCCCTTGCTACTCCGAAAGACTCCCTTTCAAGCTGAAAAGCTTCTCCACCGGAGCGAAGGGTCAAAAGGTCTTGACTGACCAGTTTAATCTGCTTTACCAGTTCGAAATGACTCACCGGCTTATAGGTTGCCGTTTCTTGCGGTACGGGGAAAAGGTCAAGGTCTTTCTCCGTTACTGCTTCGCCGCCGCAATGGAGCATCAGTCCGTTTCTCATGGTTCTTGTCTCCTGCCCTTGCCTGCCCTATGGGTTCAGGTCTTAAAGGGTCGATCTTCGACAATTCTATCTAATGCAAGTTGCATGCCATATCTAATATCAATGATTTCAATGGGTTAGGTTTTGAAAACTGCGCAAAACTGCGTAATCTACTTCGCAGTGCGTAAAACTATTCGCACTTACAACATTGTTCAATATTGGACGATTTTTCTAGGTTCGACCGCAAGGATAGACAAGCCTTTTTATGTAGTGTTGCCGTGCTGTTATACGGGGAAGGCAGCTTTGCTGTTTCTGCGGTACTGTGGACAGGGCATTCTTTGCCACTGCTACGCCTTATAATTGCTACGCTTTGACCGCTGTCAAGCGGTCAAATGTATGGGGTAGGCTGTCATGTAGCGTGCGTTGTAACGCATTTAAATGCGTTGGCAATGGCAATCAATGCCCGCTTTTATGACACGCATCAACATACATATGTATGTTGATAACCTGTTGATAATACTGTTGATAGTTTGCGTGTGTCCTGTGTGTAGTGTGTGTATAGCCTGTTCATAGTGTGTGGATAGTGTGTGTATGAACTGTTCATAACCCTGTGCATACACCTGTGGATAAGCCTGTTGATAAGTAATTCTTTCCCAACGGCCCCACTGGTACCCAGTGGGAACGGCACCGGGCCTCAACGGGGCCGTTGGGGGCCTCCGCACGTGCATTAGTCAGGTTTCGTTACTCGAATGTATAACAAAAAAGGTTCTACGAACCTTTGAAGAAGGGGGGTATGGGGGTATCATACGGGGGAAAAGAGACTCCTTTTTGGGGAAAAGGGGGGTTCCGGTGTAAAAATAGGGCAAAATAATATAAGGGTGGTCAACGTATTTACTGGGCTGGATGGGAACGCTCCCGAGTATAGTATAAGGTCAAAGCTTATACACCGTCAGAACCGGAGAAGGGCTTGACTTTATCTGCAATTTATTGTAGGCCGGATTTACTGGAGGTGGGGCCATGGCGAGGACTGGCAACAAGCCGAAGGATTCAGAGATAACCGACAATTTCAATCCAGACAAGATTACGGGTGAGGACGACAGGGAAATGGAGCTTCTTGCGAGACAGCAAGCTCTTGCGGAAGGGGGTGAGGTAAGCGAGGAGGAGGTAGCGGAAGCCTACAAGATGCTTCAGGACATGCGGTGGGTGTACCGCATGGTCAATGGTCGGGAGAAGCTGAAGAAGCTTGTGGAGGGGAACGACCGGCAGTTTGTTGCGATGGTGAAGGAGCTTTTAAAGATCGAATCCTCCATCATGACCGCAAAGATCAGGTCGAAGGAGGAGCGTTTTGGAGAGGGGCAGAAAACTGTTCTGGTGATTTTGAAGGGTCTGGAGGAGGAGAAGCAGTATATCGATGTCACCCCAACTGATGTGGATACCAGGCAGATTGCCCAGATGTTGAATCCGGAGGACGTTTGAGGTACGATTACAAGGGTGACGATAAGAGGTATTTGATCGATCTTGACAATCCGAAGGCGAGGGGGGTTTTTCTGGTGCTTCCTTGGACGATAGAGGACATGGGGAAACTTGGGATACTGGTGGGGGAAGCAAAGAAAGATTATGAGGGAGGGGCATGATTAAGAAGGAGTTCATGGGGGAGAGCTTTGTTTTCGAAGAGACTGCCACGGCACAGTCGTTGATCGATGAGATTTTTTCGGATTGCTACCGTGTTTTCTCCGAGAAGGTTCCGATCCTTCCCGGCGATGTGGTTCTGGACTTCGGGGCTTGCGAGGGGATGTTTTCGATCATGATCGGGAAACTGTTCCCAGAGGCGAAGGTATATGCATTCGAACCTGTTAAGAGGACGTTTAATACCCTTTTTGCGAATCTTTTCAACAACCGGATGAAGAACGTCCATCCCAGACCTTACGGGATCGGCAGGGAGAACGGTACGGTGAGGATGGTGATATCGAAGGATTTTTCCGGCGGCTCTTCATCGAAGATCGAGTTTAATCCGGAGCATCATTACACGGAGGAAGTGGAAGTAAGGTCTTTTCAGTCGATCCTTTTGAAAGAGGGAATCGAAAAGGTTAAGCTGATGAAGATCGACATTGAGGGAATGGAGTACGAGGCACTCTATTACACCGACCTTTCCATGGTGGAGTACATGGTTGGGGAGTTTCACACGAACAGGAATTTGGAGTATGACGGAAGAAGGATAGACGGTTTGGCGAACTTCCTCGGCAGAAAAGTCAAACTGGTTGGAGTAGAAGCTTGTAAAATGTCTGATTAAAATTAAAGGGGGCAAAAAACAATGCAAGAGTATTTAGGCGTAAAGATCATTAAAGCGGAACCAATGACCAAGTACGATTTTTATGAGTCCCAAGGTAAGACGATTCCAAAGGAGGATAACCAGCACGGCTACAAGGTAGTTTATCCGGATGGCTATGTAAGCTGGTCCCCCAAACGAGTGTTTGAAGAGGCTTATCGTAAAACGGATGGCATAACCTTTGGTTTGGCTATTGAAGCCATGAATAAAGGTCTAAAGGTAAGACTACCACACTGGGGAGCTGATGTATTTATTAGCATGCAGTTTCCTGATGAGCATAGCAAAATGACCCATAAATATATGTATGTTACGTCTCGTTTTGGCCGTGTGCCTTGGATCCCTACGCAGATCGAAATGCTTAGTGAAAACTACTCTATTATTGAGTAGTCTTCACCCTTTAAAGTTGTTCGAGTTTGTACACCTTAAAAGGAGGGAAAGGAATGGAAGTGACGGGTAGCAAAAGAATCCCGGAAGGGACGTTAACGATGGTTTTGTCAAGCGGACTTACGTTGGTCGGGGTCACAATGGAAACCGGTGGTGACGAGATTGCGGTATTCAATCCAAGAATATGGATGTTGCACGACAACAACAAGAAGATGACGCTTTCGTTTATGCCGGGGTATCCTCCGGTGGCTTATGTGCGTCCGTCCGTGTACTGGCCCGTGCCGGAGTGGGACAGGGCTTTGTATGATCTTTATTTGCAGGCGACAAGCCCTGAAACGGTAGAAAAAGCGAAGATGGGGCCACAGGAAAACTGATGGAAAAGCCTTATCAAGTCCTGTACGATTACTCAGATGTGCCGACATTGAAGCGGTTCACTCTGGATAACAGCCGTGTCAGGTGTGTCATGGGGCCGTTCGGGTGCGTGTCAAGCGATACGCTCATTGTCACAGAGAAAGGTCTGCTTCCCATCTCTGAGATAACTCGTCCAATGCGTGTTTTAAGCTGGAATGAGAATAAGGGTCGATTCCAGCTTTCTCAAAGTGGCGGTGCGTTCCCAAAAGGTAAGGACTATCTATACCGAGTTTCAACGCCGCAAGGATCATTTGACGCAAGCGGACATCACCGCGTACTCTGCGCTGATAATAAATATCGACAGGTTTCCAGTTTGCGTTCCGGTGATACCTTGTACGGATGTTTTCCTTCCCTGATACGGAAAACTGTTTCGGAACCCCGGTTATTGTCGCACGAAGATGATCCCCGTTTTTCTGAAAAAGTCGCAGATTGGATGGGTCGTTATGCAGAGTTAGCCCGTCAATATGGTCTGTCACTTCTTCAGGAAGAAGATACCGGCCTAACTTTTGCTCAAGTATCAGGCGATGTTCAAATATTGAGCCGTCCAATTTGGCAAAAGGATGTTCAGCAGTCACGCTCACATACCCGTCTAAATCAATCCTGCGTCCTGAAACAAACTGGTGATTCAATTCGCCGCCCCTTGCGCCCACCGGAAGCCTGTCAAGGTTGTGCCGTTTCGCAACCTTCCGCACATATCGGGCGGTTACGCCGACAATATTGGCAACGTCTTTTGAACTACGTTTCCCGTCATATAATAAAATTATCAAACTTGTATTCTCATTCATTTGCTTCCCCCTTAACCGATAGGCCCATAGTATCAATAGAAAGGTTAAGTGTCAAGGAAGAATATTGGGATATGCAGGTTTTGGATACGAATAATTATGTGACTGCGGACGGTGCGATACACCACAATTCGGGCAAATCTTCTGCTTGCGTTATGGAGATCATCAGACGGGCAAGTTTGCAGGAGCCGGGGCCGGACGGAATCCGAAGGTCGAGATGGGCGGTTGTTCGAAACTCATACGGGCAGTTGAAGGACACAACGATACGGACGTTCCACGATTGGTTCCCGCCGAAGCTTTTTGGAGAGTACCGTGTCACAGACCATATGTTCATCATCACAAGGTTGCCGGGAATCCATCTTGAAATCCTTTTCAGGGCACTTGACAGGCCGGATCAGGTGTCAAATCTCCTCTCTCTCGAAGTAACATCCGCTTGGTTTAACGAATCAAGGGAAATTCCCAGAACAATCATAGAAGCCATGGACGCACGTATCGGTAGGTTCCCATCGAAAAGGGACGGTGGGCCGACTTGGTACGGGATGATTATGGACACAAACCCGCCTGACGAAGATTCATACCTTTATAAGATGTTCGAAAAAGTCAAGCCGGACGGCTGGAAGATGTTCAAACAGCCGTCCGGCCTTTCCGCAAGAGCAGAGAACACGAAGCATTTGCCGAAAGGATACTATTCGAATCTCGCCAAGGGCAAGGACGAGATGTACAAGAGAATCTATATCCACGGGCAATACGGTTTTCTGGTTACTGGAAAGCCGGTGTTTCAGTCGTTTGTGGATAATGTACACGTGGCACCGAATATCATTGAGCCGATAAAAGGGCTTGATGTCATTCTGGGATTCGATTTCGGGTTGCAACCGGCATGTGCCATCGGGCAGATTGATCCGATGGGCAAACTGGTAATTCTTGACGAACTGGTTTCAGATGGAATGGGGTTAAGGCAGTTTTGCGAGAGTCAATTGATACCGCTTTTGCGTAGGAAGTATTTTGGCATGAGCGTAATGGGGTATGGCGATCCATCCGGAGCATCAAGGGCACCGACAGATGAATCAACTTGCTTTGAAGTGCTTCATTCGAGGGAGGTCGGTCTTTCAGGGGTAATTCCCGCACCGACAAACGCCATAATGCCCCGTGTGTCTGCGGTAGAGACGTTTTTAAACAAGATGTGGCAGGGAGAGCCAGCGTTTTTGCTATCTCCAAACTGTCATTTTTTGCGTAAGGCATTGAATGGTGCGTATCATTACGAGAAGGAGCCGAAGTCGCAGGGAGAGGAATACAAGGCGATGCCTGTGAAAAACTTCTATTCCCATGTGTCTGATGCCTTGCAGATGCTTTGCATGTATCTTTCGGAGAAGGAATCACAGGACAGGCGGTGGAAATCGTTTCAGGCAACGATGAAGAGGCGGGAATACAGGCCAGCAAGCTATGAGGCCGGTTATTAGGGGAGAGAGCAATGGACGAAATCAGGGCGGCATTTGAGAAGAAGGAACGCAATTCGAGTGTGATGGGGGAATTCGGGTTGCGGATGAAGGGTCTTTTCAACACGGCAAAGACATACAGAAGGGCAAAGGAACTGGAGTGGACGGAAAGTTTGCGGCAGTATAAGGGGCTTTACGATCCGACAGTAAAAATAGAGGCAAACAACTCGAAGGTTTATCCGAAAATAACAAGATCGAAAGTGAACATTGCTCTTTCCCGTCTCCATGAAATGCTTTTTCCCGAAAACGACAAGAACTGGGCCATTGAACCCACTCCCGAACCGAGAATTTCAAAGGAAACCGTAAAGGCAATCGCCCTGACGATGATTACAAAGGACGAGACGGGGAATCCGGTCATCCCTTCTGCGGAAGATTTGCGTCTCCAGATCAAAAGGTTTTGCGATGAAACGTGCAAGGCAATGACAGGCGAGATAGAAGATCAGTTGATCGAAATGAACTATTCCGAGGAAACGAAGAAGGTTTTGCGGTCTGGGCTGATGTACGGGACGGGCGTTATGAAAGGCCCGATGATTATGGATCGGATGAAGCGGAGGTGGCATCCTGTCGGGGGAAACGAGTACGAGGAGAAGGTGACATCGGACGAGGTTCCATTTTTTGAATTCGTGCGTATTTGGGATTGGTATCCAGACATGACCGTAACCGATCTCGACAAGATGAGCGGTTCGTTTCAACGTCACCTGATGACGAAGCATGATTTGCGTTCCCTGTTAAAGAGGGGCGACTTTTACAATGACATCCTCGAAGAGTACATAAAGGCACATCCGAATGGAGATTATGTGCCTGAAAACTGGGAAGTCGATCTTCAGGTGATTGAGATCGAAGCTTCAAAACAGACAGGGTATGTAAGAGCCGGATCAACGACAGATGTAAACACCGGATCGACATTCAGACAGCCGGGGGCAAAATATGAGGTGTTGGAGTATTGGGGTTACGTGGACGGTAACGATCTTGCCGCTTGCGGTGTGAACATAGAGGATGAAACGCTTGAGTATGGGGCAAATTTGTGGATTTTGGGTGGGAAAATCATCAAGGCAGTCCTCTATGACGGTGCTTTGGACAAATACAAGGTGTTTTACTACGAAAAAGATGAAACAAGCCTGTTTGGCGAGGGGCTTTGCCGGATCATGAGGCATTCGCAGATTGCGATAAGTGCCGGTGCAAGGATGGTTTTGGACAATGCCGCTTGCGTTTCAGGGCCGCAAGTGGAAGTGAACTGGAATCTGATGACACCGGACACGGATTTGAACTCATTTTACCCAAGAAAGATATGGTATCGGGAAGGAAGGGGCATCGATGCCCAGTATCCGGCGATCAGGAGCATTGAATTCGATTCGCACATACCGGAATTATTGTCGATTATCGACAAATTCAGGGAATTTGGTGACGAGGAAACCACTTTGCCGACATGGATGATCGGTCAGATGGTGAACAACGAGACGGCACAGGCGACATCGGGCCGTATGGCTACCATTACGATCTCAATCAAGGATGTTGTGAAGAATTTCGATGCTTTTACGGAAAAAATCATCCGTGATCTGTATACGTGGAACATGGAATTCAATAAGAGGGCAGATATAAAGGGTGATTACAACGTGAAACCGAGGGGGGTTTCTTCTCTTGTGATGAAAGAGATAAGGATGAACCTTCTGAATCAGCTTCAAGCGTCCATGCAACCGGAAGATTGGGACTACATCCCCAGAGATCAGTTTTTGAAGGAAAAAATAAAGACTTTCGATCTTGCAATTACGATGCGGACGGAAGAGGAAGCTCAAAAAGTGCGTGAGGAACGTGAAAACAGCCGTATGCAACAGCTTGTGTACGCCCAGCTTGAGGCCGAAGTGCAGTACAAAAAAGCCCAGACGATGGCACAGCTTACAAAAGCGAAAGACAAGAACGTGGAAGCGATAAAACGGGCCGGAGAAGAGCCGGAGGGCGGCGAAGCGGTAAATGAGGAGCTTCAGAATGCTGAAGTGAGGGCAAAAACGGCAGAAAGCATCAAAAAGGAACAGGAAATTGGTCTTGCACAGCAAAAACACGATCAGGAAATGAGGCAGAGGGAGCAAGAGCATTCGATACGCATGGCCGACCAGAAACTTGCGGCACTTCAAGCGGAAAGAAAGGCGAAAGCGGAGCTTGAAATGGAAAAGCAGAGGGTCGATCAGGAAATGAAAATGAAAAAAGAGATGCACGATGTAAAAAAGAAGGTTGCGGCGAAACCAAAACCACAGAAACCACAAAAAACCACAAAATGAGGGATTAGATGGACAAAACACAAGCTATTTTGCTCGGTCAATTGTATGAGGTGCGTTTTTCAGAGCCTATAAAGATCGTGCGGAGGCTTATGGAGATGCGTCTTGCGGATTTGAGGGAATACAACGACACGGCAGGGCCGCCACAGATTTCTCTTAATCAGGGGGGTATAAGCGAGATAAAATTGTTTTTATCATGGTTAGATAAGGGGCTTCCTTCTTTCAAGAAAGAGCTTGAAAAGTAGGAGGGACTATGATAAGCCGTGAACGAGAGTCACAAAGCGTTCAATCGATTGCCAACGGGTGTTTTGGAACTGCAACGCACGTGGTAATACGAAAAGAAGAGATTATCGATATTTTAAGAGCCATTGACGGTGTAAAAAGAAAACTGCAAATGGTTCTGAAGTAACATACGCTTAAAGCCCAAGACTCTTACGGGAACAAAAGCCACCATGGTGTAACAGCCATAGGTGGCTTTTTTATTTTAAGGAGGGAAGTTATGCCGAAGGCCAATGAGAGGGAATTGGAAGATTCTAATGCGGAGTTTGATGAGGTATTTGACGAAGCAGTAGGGGAGAAGGACGAAGAAAAAGAAAAAAATGACGATTCCCTGAACGAAGAAGAGGGAAAGGATAAAGAAGCCGAAGCCGCTCGCCTTGCGGAGGAAGAAGCGGCACGGTTAAAAGCAGAGGAAGAAGCAAAAGCAAAGAAGGGCGAGGAAGAGACATACGAACAGCGGTGGAAAACCCTTCAGGGAATATACCGGCACGAAAAAGAGGAGTGGGAGAACCAAAGGAATAAACTGGTAGCGGATTTGGAGGCATCCAAAAAGCCGCCAGAGGAAAAAGAGAAGAAGCCGTCTATTCCGGCCGCACTTTATGACAGCCTTAGTCCGGAGGAAAAGGCCGAGTTTGAAGAGTACGATTCGGAATTTGACGTTATTTCGAAAATGGAGGGCAAAAAGCGGAATCTTGAATTCAACAAGCTGAGGAAAGAATTCGAAGAGAGGTTGACGGAGATTGTTTCACAGCTTGCGGAAGCGAAAGAGACCGGGAAGGTTGCCACCCAGAAAGCAGAGTCCCTTGAGGACTTGCGGTTGGAGGAGGAACATTTCAATAAAATCCGTGAGAAGCATAGTGATTTCGAGAAATTCAGGGACGATGGCTCCATTGAAAAGTGGATCAAGTCCAAACCGAAATACATGCAGGGAAAGCTGACTGAGGTTTATGAAAGCGGCAGCACGGATGAGGTGATTGAGTTTCTCGATGATTTTAAAAAAGAAAATGGAGTTGATGCAGAACGTGTTCCTGATCCAAACAGGAAAAAGATGGAGAAGAAGGACGCAATGCGTTCCGTGACATCAAGAAGAGGTTCTGTGAACCCCTCCATTGCACCGGCAGAGGATTATGAGTCTGCCTACGAGGAAGCAATCAGTAAGGGAGGTTAAACATGGCAATGACTGTTTACGGGGATATCACCCCCAGAACTGCGGCATATGTGGTGGTCGAACTTCTCAAAAGGGCAATGCCTTATCTTTGCCTTGAGAAATTCGGTCAGAGCAAATCACTTCCGGCGAACAAAACGCAGTCCATGAAATTCAGGCGGTACAATTCGCTCGGGCTTCGGACTACGCCCCTCACGGAAGGTGTCACCCCGGCATCCGAAAAGCTGACCGCAACGGACATCACGGCAACGCTGTATCAGTACGGCGGCCTTGTCGAGATTACCGATGTGATTCAGGACACTCACGAAGATCCGGTTCTTCAGGAAGCGGTGGCGGTTTCCGGCGAACAGGCGGCAAAGACCGTGGAAACGCTTCGTTACAACATCCTGAAAGCCTGCACGAACGTGTTTTATGCGAATTCGGTTGCGGGAAGGACATCGGTTGTTGCAACAATCTCAAGAGCGGATCAGCGAAAAATCGTTCGTGCTTTGGAACGACAGGAAGCACAGCACATCACCAGTATCGTTAAATCCACCCCCAATTTCAATACCGAGTCCATCCTTCCGGCGTTTGTCGGAGTGACCCATGTGGACATGACTTCTGATATCAGGAGTCTTGCCGGTTTCACATCGGTTGCGGATTACGGCAGTGTGAAGGGATGGGAAACGGAGATCGGTTCCTGTGAGGATGTGCGGTATCTGAAATCCACGATTTTCTCACCGTATGATGACGGCGGTTCGGCAACGACTACCGGGAAGCTGACGGCAACTGGTGCCGGATGTGACGTTTATCCGGTGATGATTTTCGGCAAGGATGCTTATGGCCTGATCGCACTGAAAGGGAAATACGCAATCACGCCGATCGTTATTAACCCTGTTCCGTCCAAGTCCGATCCTCTCGGCCAGAGGGGTTCCGTGTCTTGGAAAACGATGCAGACTACGGTCATCCTGAACGATGCGTGGATGGCTGTGTACGAGTGTGCTTGTACGGATTGATGGGTATAGTTGGCCCAAAGTAACACGTGCGTATTGCTCATTCAAGCCGGTACGCCAGTTGACGCTAAAAGTCTTGAACAACGCAACTACATTGGAGGATTAAAACATGGCTTACAGAAAATTCGATGACCCGCCTCTCAGCAGGGACAATGCACCGAGGAAGATTTATCCCGCAATGCCGTGGGAGACGTTCAGACGGGCAATTCAGTCCATCACGAACCGTGTCGTAAGCGGCACGAATGGCACGATGGGTGGAACTGCCGGAATCGGTGCCGCATGGCTTGGAACCGGAAGCACTGCCGGTCTTAAGCTGAATACGGCACTCGCCCTGTGCATCAATGGGCAGTATGGAACTGCAAGTGCACAGGACAACCTTTTCCTTCCGACCGGTACGCAGAGCAAATCCACCTACGTGAAGTATCTGGTGGCGGCGAAGTTTGGAACGAATGCAACGATCTTTGCCGGTAACGAAGGGACGGATTCCACGCATGCTTACCTTCCCGATTGCCCAGATGGATATGTGGCGGTTGGGTATATGGAGTATGTGACGGGAACTGCCGGTGCGTTCATCCGCTTCGGCGGCGGTACGGCAGGCGGTGCGAACGTTGTTTCCGGCAATGCTGCGGCAACTTGCGGAACGGTTTCTGGGTACACCCAGCTTCTGCACATGCCGTTTAACGAAGTCTAAACAACTGGAGGGGGGAGGAGCGTATTCCTCTCTCCTCCATTAACATGAGGGAGAAACTATATGGGCAGAGTAAAAACAGATCAGGAAAAAAACCCTGATAAATACTTTAACAGTCCGCAGGGTCACATTCGTGACAGGATCATTATCAGCGATTCGGCAGACATTCCGAGAGAAGGGATTTTCATCTCACTTAACGGTTTTGCTTTCCTTGCGAAACCGGGGGTGGAGATCGATTTGCCGAGGCCGGTAAGGCTGATGCTGGATACGAGGATCAAGACCGAAGTGGTACAGGTCGATGGCAAGGATCACGTGCGTCACATTAAAAGGTTCGCATACCAGATCGTTGCGTTGGATGTTGACAGTTTGGAGAAAGAAGCAGAGGTCGAATCGGCACAGCTTGAGGAGGCTGTTCAATGATCGGAAGGGAGTTGATTGCCCATCTCCGTGAAAGTATGCTTGATGATACCCAGTTGCCGTATCTGTGGCCTGATTCAGAGTTGTTGCGGTTTCTGAATTATGCGGAAGTACAGGCTTGCAGAAGGGCACATTTGATCATCGATGCGGAAACGACAAACGATAACGGGACAGCCGCAACTGCCGGGACGCTTGGACAACAACCATTATGCCGTGTATCCGTGGTTGCGAATCAAGCTACTTATATTTTAAGCCCGAAGATTTTGCAGATCAAGCGGTGCCAGTTGATGTCCATGCTGTACCCGTTGGAAGGGCCGTTGCATTATCCGCATCTTGACGAGCAAATGTCCGGTTGGTTTGGAACGTATGGGTCAAGCGGAACGGTAGGGACTGCGGGTACTGGAGGCGTTCCTTATGCCTTCATGAATGAACCGGGGAATACATTGACGTTTGTTTTAGCTCCCGGTGCATCGGATACGGCATTCTTGATCGTGTCGAGATTGCCGTTGACACAGTTTACATTGCAAACTTCTCCGGAAGTGCCGGAGAAGTATCATATCGATTTGTGCGATTGGGCGGCACACCTTGCTTTAATGAAACCGGATTCTGATACGATAAACATGAATCTGGCGAAGGTGTACGAGGATCGATTCACGGCAAAATTCGGGCCGTTACCGGACGCATACAGCGACAGGATGAGGAAGGTTCTTGTCCAGAAAACGAGAATGCGTCCAAGGGAGTTCGGTAGTTAGGAGGTTAAAATGGCGATTAAAAAAGGATCAAAGGAAAGTCCGCAGATTTTTGTCGTTACGGACAATCCCAACAAGCTTGGAACTACCCCGCTTAAAATCGGAGACATCGCAATCAATACGGGCCTTATGACGCTGTATTTTTGCAAGTCAACGGCAAAGGGAACTCCGGCTTCTGGGTGCGTTATCGATAGTTGGGGTACTGCGGGTACTGCGTAATCCATAGGCGGGGGGAGCGGAACGACTTGCTCCCCCCGATTGAAAGGACGAAGCCATGGAACGAAGCATCAAGACTATCAGTTTGTTTAAATCCCAGACGGTTGTTGCCGGAAGCTCCGGAATCTCCGATCCAATTGATCTCCGTGATATTTCGAAGAACGGAGATTTTTCCGTTTATTACAAGATCGACAAAGCCGGTGGAGTGGCAACTTGCGGTTCTGCAAAACTGTCGTTTACCGGGAGTCCTGTATATGACGGAACATACATCAGCCCGACAAATGGGACATTCGGGACGGTAGGCGATGGAGGCGGTAATGATATTGTAGAGATAACGCCGCCCGTTATGCCGTTCATGAAAATCAACATTGCTATCGGTACCAGTGGCACGGCATTGGTGACTGCTTCTCTCCATGTCAGATAAGGGGGTGCGTAATGGCGAATATACGCAAACTGGTTCTGACAAGGGGCGACTCCAAGACTTACACTCTTACCTTTAAAGATGCGAATGGAAACCCTTATTGCCTGAAGAACTGGGTGGTTTTCTTCACAATGAAAACCAATTGGGAGCTTCCTGACGCACAAGCCTCACTCCAGAAAACCGTAACAACATTTGCCGACACAACCGGAGGAACAAGCGGGGTGGCGTACATTACGTTGCTTCCATCGGATACGTCCGCTCTTGATCCCGGCGAATATGATTTTGATATTGCGGTTTGCACGAACCAAAATGCCGTTTACACGGTAATGAAGGGTAAAGTCGATCTTGAGTATGACGTAACGAATTCAACTGGTACTGCCGGGACTGCGTGATGGCTGATGAAATAGAAGTCATTTTAGTAACTGCGGAAGCAATTTCCGTACAAGTTACCGATGAAAAAGAGATAAATTTAAGGACTGAGGGTAGCCTTGTTTCCAACTCTGGTTCACACGGCACTTCAGGGACATCTGGCACTTCATCTGACGGTTCGCACGGGACTTCCGGCTCTTCTGGGACTTCTGGGACTTCTGGCACAGGGGAGTCCGGCACTTCTGGCACAAGTGGTACCTCTGGCACTTCAGGTGATGGCACTTCCGGCTCTTCCGGGACAAGCGGTACTTCAAGTGACGGGACATCAGGCACCTCCGGCACATCTGGAACTTCAGGAACCGGGACGAGCGGCACTTCAGGGACTTCAGGTACAAGTGCGGAAGGGAGTTCTGGGACTTCCGGCACCTCTGGTACAAGTGGTACTGGTGAATCTGGAAGCAGTGGAACATCGGGCACAAGCGGAACGGGGGAAGCTGGTAGCTCCGGCACATCAGGGACAAGCGGCACTTCAGGGGAGGGGAGTAGCGGGACAAGTGGGACATCCGGCGAGGACGGCTCATCTGGGACTTCAGGGACAAGCGGTAGCTCTGGCACAAGCGGAACCGGTGAGTCTGGGAGTAGCGGTAGCTCTGGGACTTCAGGTTCAAGTGGTGCGGGATCGTCTGGAACGAGTGGGACATCTGGTTCAACTGGGCTTACGGCAGTTGGGATTACATTTTTTGGTGCGGGAACGTCTATTTCTGCCGGGGTGCATGGATATGTAGCAATGCCTTTTAGTGCAACAATAAATTCTTGGTATATGGTGGCCGGTTCTGCGGGGACAATGGTTGTCGATGTTTGGAAAAAAGCCGGAAGCGTACCGACTGTTGCAGATACAATTGCAGGGAGTGAAAAACCAACTTTGACAGGGACTAATGTCGCAAGCGATACGAATTTGACGACATGGACAGATGTAGCGGTAACTGCGGGAGACATCATTGGATTTAATGTTGATTCCTGTGTGGGAATAAACATGGCAACGCTTTCAATAGGGCTGAGTTTGTAAAATGGCTTACAGAGGATTCTCATTTAAGCATGGCGGTACAGTTGCCTCAATGTGGCTTTGCATCCAAGGGTTCATGCAGAGCATTGGTTGGGAGCTGTACGATGACATTGCATCAAATATAAAAGTTTACAGATCAAACGGGGAATCTGGAAACGAGCATTATGGATACGTTTATATGCAACAGGAAGCCACTTATATTGCGTATCGCTTTTTCCAGTATTGGGATTTATCCGCTCATGTAGGATACAGAGAACAGGTGATGGGCGGTACCACAAGTCAAAGGTTGGGCACTTTTGATAATACGATGGAATGTTTGCTCTGCGGAGACAAGGACATTGTTGCAATCATATATCCGGCAGAATCGAATACCGCAAATTCGTCCATTTGGTTTGGACATATCCCGAATAGGTTCGATAGGGTTACGTATGCGGATGGGACAGCAGGGACATCGGCAACGATATCGGTTGCATCAACCTCTGGGCTGTATGAAGGAAAGCAGATACAGATACTTGGTGCCGGGACAGAGGGATGTGAGAACCTTGACATAATAGAGATGGTCGATGCTTCTACCGTAATTGTAAGGAAGATGTCGAAGGACTATGGGACAGGTGCGGTTATAGGTGTTCCGGCATCAACATTTGGATGTGCGAACCCATATGTGGCGGTAGAAAGATGGTATCCGACAACACATATATCAGATTTGGGAACTGCTGTTCAGTCGCAATATTACAGTATTTATCCATTAATGGCTCCTGCTGTGGCAACGGTTCAGCATCATTTTTCGAAAAAAGGGGCACCGGGGCCGTTATATTTTGTTTCTGATTCAGCCGGTACAACTGGTTGTATGGTTGGGTTTTTGTTAAAATACTTTCTATATGCTCGGAATGTGTCACAAACTTGGGACGCTTGCATCTATAACACTTCAGGAGAATATGGCACTTCCGCAACCGCATCCACATCAAGCGCAAACACATTGATTGAAACAGGCAGAACGTGGTCTGCGGATCAACACCTAAATAGAATGGTGCTTATTACAGCGGGAACAAACATTGGTCAATGTGCAAAAATAACGGGAAACGATGCAACGTCACTGTCAATAGATGGAACATGGGGGACAACATTTGGAACATCAAGGTACCAAATCTGCGATCAATTGTTTAGAGCACAAAGATATTCTTTGTATAATTATTTGCAGTTGCGAGTAACTGACACTACTGCACCGGTTCTTACATAGGGGGAGATATGTCGTATAAAGCATATGAATTCAGGGCCGCAGACAGAGCGGCTTTCTGGGCCGCAATTCAGCCTTTCATGGGTGAGATTGGGTGGGAGGAATACGATGTAATTGATGCTGATACGATAGTATATCGCTCAAATGGCGAGTCTGGGAAAGAGCCATATGGTTACATTCATATCGATGCAGGGACATCCACATATATAGAATTTACGGCGTATCAGTATTGGAATTTGGCAACTCATACGGGAACAAGAAAGATGTGGGCATATAACACCCAAACGAATTCGAGAATTATTGGGTTTGGAGATTCCTATCCCGGGTTCATCCTTGCCGGAGACAAGGATTTGGTGTTTATGCTTTCAAATGCGGAATCCTATTCACAACAAATTACAAGTTATGGTGTTCTTTTTGGGCATTTGCCAATACGGTTTGACACAAGATTGACAAACGCCGAAGGCACGGCCGGAACAGCGGGAACGATAACAGTCGAGTCGTCTGTTGGGTTTGGAGTTGGAAAATACGTGCAGATAGTCGGAGGAACAACCGGATGTGATTTACTGCAAATTACTGAAATTGTCGATACAAATACGATAAAAGTTGCGTCTTTAGCAAGAAACTACGGTACGGGGGCGGTGCTTGGTTCTCCCGGTTCGACATTTGGGATTATTGGTATTGGTCCCACAGTAGCTCAACGGTGGTTTCAAACATCATTTTATGGAGACTCAGGCACAACTGTCGGAAGCAGTTATTTAGCAGTGGGAAATATTGCAAACCCAACCGTGTATACAAACATGATGCACTTCACAAAGAAGTTCCATTTTGCTCCATTTGTGGTTGCAACTGATTCTGCTTCAAGCCCCGGAATAATACTTGGATGTTATGGGACAAACTTTATGTATGGGAATTACAATTATGGGTATGAATTTTATGTAGAAAATAATGATGGGAGTGCTCCTGAAGTGGGAAGGACAACTGAGGGTGGCACAAACACTTTAAAGGATTCAAGGAAGTCGTGGACAGTAAACGAACATGTAGGTAAATTTGTTACAATTATGTCGGGTACGTACGCATACAAAGGCGGGACATATGGGATGTCAAAGAAAATTGCATCAAACACGGCAGATACTCTAACATTAGTTTCTGATTGGAATGTAGTTCCGGATGGAACAACAATTTATGCGATACATGATATTTTGTGGAGGGCTACGCCAACATATACGATTGGCCAAAACTATTCTTTAATTAGGATAACTGACACGACTGTTCCATCATAGAGGGAATAATGGCGTTTAACTATTACGATGTGGAAGGGATAGAGAGTGGATTGTGTTCAACTGCGTTTGCGGAAGTGTTGCGTTTGGTGGCTTATAAAACTTTTATTGGATTCGCTACACCGGCTATACCGCCAACAGTGACAAGGATATCGCAAGCGTTGAATTGGAATTTGGGTGGAGGTGCGACAACGGCAGGGACTTCTGGCACAGGTGGCACAACCATCGTTGTCGGTGGATCATATACATGGATAGGGTGATGAAATGTTTGTTCAGATAGCACAGGCCGCACAGCAAGCGGCACAGGAAATAAAAGAACCCATTATAACGTGGAACCTTTTTGTAACTGGTTTTGGGATGCCACTCGGATTGTATATTTTGGGCCATTACATCAAACTGAAAATTGAAGCAAAATCCAAGGTGGATTCAGAGCTTGAAATTGAAAAAAAGAAGTCCTTGGAAACGTGGCAAGCCAACATGGAAAAGACGATCCTTCAATGGCAAGAGGGCGCAAAAGAAAGAACTGCGGGAATATGTAAAAAGCTTGATGAAATAAAAGATGAGGTGCACGCAAAGCAGGGAATAAGGGCTTGTGAAAAGAAACATGATGACATCGACAAAAAACACGATACTCTTGAAAAGAAGTTAAACCATATCGAAGAAAAGGTGTTTTACGCATGACGGAATTGCTTGAAAAACGACTGAGATTCACTCGCCATTTAACGGATTTAATAGTACACTTCAACCAGAAACCGGGGGTTGATGTGGCTTACGGGAGAGATTTTGATGAACAATACGAACGAACAAAAGACGGGAAGCCCCTCCGTCACATGCGGGGCAGCCTTCATTATTTGGGCCTTGCCAATGATGTCGCTTTATATTTGCACGGAAAATACCAAGAGAATACTGAGGCTTATGCTGAAATGGGAGCGTACTGGAAAAGCCTTGATGTCGATAACCGCTGGGGAGGAGAATTTCGGGACAAAAAAGGAAACCCTGCTCCAGACGGATGCCACTTCAGTATCGAGTATCAAGGACGCAAATGAGAAGTCCTGAAATTGTCTTGGACAAGCGTTGGATGCCCGTTTTTTATGTGATCGCTATGACTGTTAAAGACTTGGATATTAGAAGGATGATTATTAAGACGATTTCCGTCTATGTGATGGCATCTCTCTCCGTCTTTAAGCGGGCGTCCAATGGTAGCTTCGGCAATGATAATATGTTCAAATACATATCCCTTTTTGTCGGCCCTTGGATGATTATAAAGAAGAACCTTTTTGTATCCTTTTTTAATAATGTACGGTTTCTGGACATATTTTCCGTAACAAGAGGAAGAACAGAATCTTGGCTTCTTACGATTGGTGCGATGATAAGCATAAAAAAGCTCTCCGCAATATTCACATCTATTTTGCAATGGCTTGGGATTATGAGGCTTTTCGCCACGAATTATATGCCGATAATGCTTGCGACAGTATCCTCTACCGAAGTGAGTGTCTCCACATATAGAGCAGGTCTTTCTTGCTGGGGTAGATTTGCGTTGTTCATTAAAATTTTTCCCTGTTTGCCATTTCCCGTAACAGGTGGCAGAACAAAATCTCTTGTTGATTGTTTTGGAACCACACACTTCACAAGTATTCATAATAACCTCCTTTATGGAGTGAATATAATCATTTAATTTGAAGTTGTCAATATGAAAGTCGATGGCAATCATTTTTCAATCACTTATGGAGGGAAATCATGAGGATGGAGCAAGTAAGAAGGGAAAGGTGCGAAGCAATGTTTGAGGCGAGGATGTGCGATCATTGCTTTGTAAAAGCAGATTATTGCAAGGTTGGAACAATTGAGCGTAGGAAAGAGGAACGCAGAAAACGGGAACGGAGGGGTGAATGAAGATTCTGGTTTGCGTTCTTTTTGTGGTGTTCTGCGTTGCGGGGTGCTGTATCGACAAATTTGGAAGAGTGTGGGTAGGGAAATGCTATGAGGGAAAGGAGATTGACATGAACCCATCGGAAATTAAAAATGACAAAGATATGATTAAATATCTTCAGCAACAAAACGATATTTTAACAAAGGACAAGGAAAAGCTTACGGCACTATTGGAAAAAAGAGACGTAGGGGAAGGACACCTTTTAGGAAAGAAGAAATGGGTTGAGCCCGTATGGTGGCAATTATGAAATGGTACGATGTTTTGTTGGTTTTGGCAATGCTTTGCATGGTGTTGGGATTGGTGATGGTTGGATTGGGGTTGTTCTCAAACCACACCTATCATCCATTTTATTAGGAGGATATGCGGACATGATGAAACGACTACTGACCATCGGATGCGTAACGCTGCTCCTTGCGACGCTGATTGGGTGCGGTCCCTCGGCGTTGCAGATTCAGGCCGAGATTGCGTACTACGAAGCGATCGCCTCTATTCAGAAGAACCAGGCCGCTAAACCATTGGTAAGGATTGTGCCAAGTGATCCAACCAAGGCAATGATGATGGACAACGTAGGGGCAATCGAAGTCTATCAGCAGGTGGCGGACAAGAGCATCGTCCAGTACCAGCAACGGGACTATTCCGAACCCGCCTGGCGTTTTCTCACGGCGGCAACGGGCATCATTGCACCGTGGGTAGGGGTAGGAGTGCTGGCCCATGAGTTCGGGCAGATGAATAACGGCACGACCTACAACTATCACAACGAGGTAGGGGCAGGGGCAACGGGGCAGTTCCGGGTAGTCGGAAATACAAGCGCAACAGGAGGGCCAGCAACGGGGATCAGCGATGCGACAAGTACACCCACAGTTGTCAACCCGGTCATCATGGAACCGAGCGTGCATATTGTGCCGCAGCCGGAGCCTATCATAGTACAACCAACCAAATAAGGAGGATAACATGGTAGCGTATATCATCGACAGACTTAAGGAAGCATCGACTTGGCGTGGCATCATCGCATTTCTAACGGCGGCGGGCTTGTCCATCAGCCCCGAGTTGGGAGAGAAGATTATCGCCGTCGGCCTTGCCATCATCGGCGTCATCGGGATGGTGTTCAAGGACGGCAAGGGTGGAGCGGAGGTGAAGTGATGGCAACATTCTTCAAACTGCTGTTTAGTCTGCTTGGGTCGAACAGTGTTTACAAGCTCATTGACAAGGCGTTGGACAACTACCACGCTCTCACACCAGAGCAAATCGCGGCTCTGAAAAAGAGGTTCGATGACATCCCCGAGTGATTATAAGACCATGAACCCATTGATTGCAAGGATTCTGCTGACAGTTGCGATTAAGATGAAGCATTACGAGAACCTTACAGAAGATCAGAAAAAGGCTTTTCAGGAAGCCGTAAACAAACTGCCCGTAAGCGAACTGCAGACGGGAATGGAGCCATAGGAGGATGGTATGAAAAAGATTATCGTAGTGATTTTGGTATTGTTGGCAAGTACAGTTTTTGCCGCTGATCCATACATTGTAACAGACCCTCAAGAGGGAGTTATCGGATATACTCTTGGCGGGTTGACGGATCAGACGGTTGCGGCACAGCAAGATGGATCGTTGCTTTATAACGTGCGGAGTGCTCCGATAGGAACAACCGAAGTAACAATTGCGGCTTGTAATTTATGGGGGGATTGCGGTGCCTCCGTCCCTTTCGTTTTAAAACGGATCGTACCGGGGCCGCCTGTTGGGACACGATTCGAGGTCAGATAGTATGCGTAGAGTATTTCACATACTTGCCATTGTGATGATAGCGGCACAGGCATACGCATTGGATTGCAGTCACAAGCCCCCATGCCCTCCCGGCACAACGGCACAAGAGTCGGTTTCTTGCGATGCCTGTTGTCCTACTGGTTCATTCATTACCAGTGCAGAAGATAAGTTTTGTTGCCCAGAGGGTTATATCCCATCTCCAGATAACACAAACTGCATTCCAAAAGGGGCGTTCCTCAAGTCTGATGGAACGTGTTATGTCATGAATGAGACAGATGCCTGTTGTCTGGCGGGATGGCACACCGTAAATCAGTATGAATGCTGTCCAGATGGTTTCACACTTGCTACTGATAATGAATTTTGCTGTACGCAAAGAGCGGACGGGAAATGTTGTGCTCCGAATTTCAGGTTGAATGTACTGACTGGACGTTGCATTCCCCCGAAGCCAACGGGGGTGATGTTAAGGTGAAGTCGTTAGAGGAAAGAAGGAAATCGGATAGGGAAAGACAGGCAAAGTGCCGAAACAAGAAACTGGAGAAAGAGTTTTACGCAGAATTTTCCAAACTCAAAACCATGAAGGAGGGGGCAGAATGGATGAGGATGAGGAGAATAAACCAGTGGAAACCGCCGTTAAAAGATATGGAAGCAATATGGAGGGAATTGCATGGTGACTGTGAAAGTCGGCAAGGCTGTGAGTGAAGACATTATCACGATAAAGGAAGTCCACAACATTCCACAGGAGAAGTTACCGGCAATATGTTTTTGCAACGGGTTTACTTCTCTTTTTGGGATGCTGATTTCGTTGCGGACAAACGAGTATTATAACCATTTCATGATGCTTACAAGCCCTCATGAATTCGCAAGCCAATGGTGGTGGTACAAGAAATTCCCGGTGGAGCATTTTTCTAAACACGCCATTAAAATCGTTTGGAACGAAAATTGGACGGATGTCCAGAGGAAGGTGATACTCCAATCGGTTGAAAACCGCATGAAAGAAGGGCCGTGGAAAACGAGGTATGACATCCTTGGGGTTATCGGACAGGCTATCGGGGTTCCAAGTCTCCAGAACAAGAAACTGGATTACTGCTCCGAAACAATCAAGCATATTGCTTTGGTTGATCCTGAATGTGCGAAGTTTTTGGATAGTGAACCGCACCCGAGGCCGGAAGAAATTAACGATTGGGTAAAAACGCAATCAGGATACAGAACCTTGGCAAGAGTGGTACCAGAATAGGTTATGCTTCGGGGGATAGGCTTATAACCGAAAGCCGGACTCCCTCACCGGCCCTCCCCCGAAGCCACTTACAAGAGGGATACCCTACGAGGGATAGGAGGATTCATGTTTAAAGAGATTAAGGTAGTAGCGACATTTAACGAAAGAACTGGGTACGGGATTCACGGTTCGAGGTTTTTCCCGAAACTGTTGGATCGTCTTGGAAAGTTTAAGGACGGAGAGGGTGTTGCTACCGTATCCCTCCTTGATGTGGTATCTGCCTCCCATGTCACGGCAGTTCACCCGTCTCCGTCCATCCTTTACAACGTCTGGGAGTCAACGGAATATCCAATGGCTTTCATGGAGAAGCTGAAAAATTACGATCAGCTTTGGGTTCCTTCTGAATGGCAGAGGTCTTGTTCAATTGCACAGGGAATACCGGAAGAGTTTGTAAAGGTAGTGCCGGAAGGCGTTGATCCAGATGTTTACAAGCCAGTAGATGTTGAAATCGGGGAAATATTTACATTTGTTCATGTGGGGCAATGGCAACCGAGAAAATCCACTTTGGAAGTCATACAGTCTTTTTTGAAAGCGTTTCCAGACAACGACAGCGTGCGGTTGGAATTGTCTGTGGATACGTTGTTTCCATCGGATCAGTACAAATCCACTGAAGAAAGGTTGGAAGCCTGTGGCATCAAAGACAAAAGAATCATCGTTGTGCATTTCGAGGAAAGAGAGGACTATATCAGGAGGTTACAGAGGGCGGGGTGCTTTGTTAGCTGTTCACGTTCCGAGGGATGGGGTTTGCCGATCATCGAGGCAATGGCGTGTGGAGTACCGACAATCGTGGCAGATTTTGGAGGTTCAACCGAGTACGCTTTTGATGCGATTAAAGTACGTGTGCCTAAACTGATTAAGCCCTATGGGATTTACGGAAACTGGGATGTGCCGGGGTACTGGGGAGAGCCTGATTTCGATCATCTGGTGGAGCAAATGAGGGCTGTTTACAGCGATTATTACGGTTACAAGAAAAGAGCCCTTGAATCATCTGAACGGATAAGGCGGGACTTCTCATGGGACAAGGCCGCAGACAAGGCTATGGTGATTCTTGAAAGTCTGTCACAGCGGTACAAGCCACAGGAATACAAGATCGAAAACAAGAAAGAAGGAGTTTTCGTGGTGGATTGCTGGCCCAGTTCAAAAGAAAAGATGCAAACGCTTGTTGAAACGGTTGAGCAAATCCATAGTTACGGGTTTCCGGTGATTATAACTTCTCATTATGCCCTGCCGGATGAGGTGATTAAAAAGGCAGAATACTACATTTATGACCGTGAAGATATCATGTCTGGTGATGACAAACCCTATTATTGGAGAATCAGACCGGACGGAACAAGGGAAACAAAACGAGCCAATGTCGAATATCAGGGTGTCGCCGCAATAAACAACTTCCGGAATGCCATCGATTTCTGCCGAGGAAGGTTCGAGTGGGTATACCAGATGGGGGCAGACATTGAGGTCGATATGGAAACGTGGTTATCCCTTGTTTCGTCCTC